CAAATTTGCATTTGTACAATACATTCTCATTATATGCCGGTATAATTCCTTGGTCACCATTTGGGCCGCCCAGAATATTATTCATATCCGAATAAATGATTGGTAAAGGAGTTAAGTAAAAAGTAGCGGTTTCATATCCTAAACCCGCACTATCAATGTAAAAGTCACAGTGTTGAAGTGTATGCCTCATTCCTCGCTCAACATTGATTTTTTTCTGTATAATTCCAAATCCACTAGAATTTAGTTTAAGCCCAGATGGTGAACCTATGCCTGGGAATTGTTGAATAGTAATACCATCTCTTAATTCAGTAATAGGCATTATTTCTTACCCCCTTTTTTGGTTTTCTTCCGGTATTCTCTAGCCATTGATTTTAAGTTTAATCTACCCTTCATTTTACCACTTTTGAAACGAATTTGATTCTTCTTGTTTTTCATGTACTTATGCCAGCTAGTTTTTTTGGTTCTCTTTTTGGGCGTCTGGGTTTGACTCACAGACTCAATATCCATGTTCTCAGTCATGTCGGCCACATTACCCCCTGTTGGTACTAAGGTTTCACCGGCTTTGATATAGATTAACATTGATGGGCTTGCATCTTGACCACCTCTTACTGAAGCATATTCAAAGGCAGGAATAGCAATCATATCAATAGGAAATACTGTTCGGTTATCACCAATAATTAATCCTGTCAGGGCACCAATACCGCCACCAATTGGGCCACCAATTGAAGCACCTAATCCACCCAGGGCAACTGCGCTTTTTACTTTGCTTTCAGCAGCCTCGGTTTTACTTCTGGGCAATTAAATCGCCTCACAAATCTTGTGCTTGAACTAGCATCTCATTCAATTCTTTTTGTGTAACTGTAATAGGTTCAGCAATAAGCATAATATCAACTTCAAGAGTTTTAGAGTCAAATCTTGTACAATTGTTTGCCGCAACTCCAATTAGGATATCGGTGACAACTGTATAACCATCTGGGTGCAAATCTGGGGTGCCAAATTCAAAGTAGCTAACTATTTGATTGCCACCAACATTTAGTCCACCTTCTTGAACCACATTGATATAATGCTGATGTTCAACTATTGCGAATACATTAGGTGATGCCAATCCAACATCCTGGGCTGATTCATAGGCTGTGGTAGTGGCAAATAATTTCAAAAATGCCACTGTTGGGCTTGTTGAAGTTGCCCCTTCTGTTGCTAGTTGTTGATTAAATGAACCAGTCTCTTTGGTTTCTGGGTCACGGACTTGAAATCTAACTTCTTTTACCGCTAGTCCCTTCTTTTGTACTGTATTCACATAATCACTTAAATCAATTCTACCATAAACAACATCAAGGTCGCCCGAACCGTCTAAAGTAAATTGTAATCTATCTCGCATAATCAAATCGCTTGCTTTTTTAGCCATAATCTCACCCAGGGCCACCCAACCTAAAAACCTTTCATGATAGGTTCGCCCCCAAATAACACTTCAATCTTCTAAAATCGGACAAATTATAACCCATGCAATCCCCACAGGGGTCAATGGGAGGCCGACCGGCTATTGCATACCCTGTCCTATCCACCGGATAGGGGGGGAAATCCGGCCCAGGGCCGGTCAAAAAATTAAAACTTGATATACTCTACCTATACAGGGTAAAATATGGGCAGACAACACACCATATATTTGAGCGATGTGACTTGGGAGCAACTTGAGTCATTGAAAAAAGAGAATAAAACAATGAGTGAAACTATTAGGATGGCAATTGATATTTGTGCCCAACAATCCGAAAAGTTTGACTTCATTGAATACCAAGTTTTAGTGATTGAGGCTTACAAAAGAAAAGTGAAATATCTAAATGAGAATATGTGCAAGAAATGCAAAACAGAGTTGATAGATTGAAGGTTTTGGACTTGTTTTCTGGGCTTGGTGGATTTAGCGAAGCCTTTGTTAAAAGAGGTTATGAGGTATTGAGAATAGATAATAATCCATTATTATCGGAAGTACCACACACTCAAATTATTGACATCTTTGAATTTAGAGATGAGTTGAAAAATCATATTGATTCTGGGTTTGAATTACAAAGACCCGACATTATTTTGGCATCACCCCCATGTTATGAGTTTAGTATGGGTCATGCGGCACCCAGGGCAATAGCATCAAGAGAAGGAACACTTGACGAATATGAACCAAATATGGAATTTCTATACGTGGCAATAGAAATAATTGAAATGTTGAATCCTAAATGGTGGATTATTGAAAATGTGGTCGGTTCAATTAGATACTTTGAGCCCATCCTGGGTAAGCATCAACAAAAGATAGCTGCTTTTGTGTTCTGGGGCAGATTCCCAAGAATACATTTACTAGAACAAATACCAACAAAAGCCCAGAATGATAAGCGTCATTCACCCCTTAGAAGCAATCACCGAGCAAAATTACCTTTGCCGTTGTCTATGGGCATACTCACAGCAATATTAGAACAAACATATCTTACAGATTGGTATTAATTACCGGTTTCCGGTATGATCTGGGTCGGATTCCGGTCAAAGTAAAGTTGCTATCTGGGGAAATTGTAACAGCACCAAAGCATAAAGCAATTTCTCGCACCATGCGATTTTCTCATTTTGAATTTTATCAATCGCCTTCATAGTGTTAGCACATTCCCATTATCAGCGTGTTTGATTGGTGGCCACTGAGAACGAATTGGCCCAGCGACTAATCCTTCATTTAGATAGAGTCTTATCCAGTCTGGGATATCTCCCGCACCCATAGCAACAGGATTTTCTTGCATTTGTCTTGCATCTTTAACAGAATCCCTCAATAAAGTGGGTGAACTCATGTCCTCATCATCTCTATCCGCCATATTTAGCCAGTAATTGACTAAACTATCACCTTCAATCATTCTTTCAGGGCGAGAACCGCCATATTTCCAAAATGGTGCAATTTGACCCACATTACGAGCAGGGGGAATACTTCGACCCAGGGAATCAATACGAGCAGTCATCATTGTCATGCGTTCTCTTAGTAATCCCATACCATGTTCAATTGAATCAATTGGTGTGGAATCCATAGCGGCATAAAATGAAATAATAACATTAGTCACCTCATCATCAATTTCGCCGTTAAAGAAGCAAGTCAAATATAGTGTATCACTGTAAAAATTGAAAGTCGGTCTAGCACTCAAAAAATTGTTTGGGAATTCCTCTTGAGTAGCCCCACTCCCTCTTAAAGCCGCAAATTTGCATTTGTACAATACATTCTCATTATATGCCGGTATAATTCCTTGGTCACCATTTGGGCCGCCCAGAATATTATTCATATCCGAATAAATGATTGGTAAAGGAGTTA